AGTCTCTGATTTTTTCCAATATGACTGGATGATTTTTTTGTGCAACTGAAATACTGAATGAATTTATTGCCGTTTTGCTTATATAAAAGCATCCTTCGGCATCCAACAAACCTTGTATATATTCAATATTCATTCGTCCTAATGTAGTTTCGTCCATTATTTTATCTTTATTAGCATGACTGCATTTTTTATATAGTATTTCTTTTTCTTCCATTACATTTGGTATATCCGCCAATTTATAAAACTCATTTACATATTCTATTTGTGGCTGTTTTATAATCATACTAAAACGTATATAGTCCAGTAGAAGTTTGTATTCATTGCTTCGCAATACCAAGTTATATTGATTCCGTATATTATGTTTATGATAAAACTCCCCAGTGTCATCTAACAAATCCACACTTTTATCGTTTCTTTTTTCAGTGGAGGTGATACTGCCACCAAAATGATAACGAATGATACGTAATACATTGGTTCGGCATTGAGTAATAGTTATACCTGATTGATAACCGTGCAATATCTTCCGGATAAATATACATCCATCTCCATCTATCATACCTGCAATATAGGCTGGGTGGGGGGAGCATTCTTAAAGCGTTGTAATTGTTTCAGGGTGTCTAATTCAATATTGGCCATTTTTATAACATTATATATCAATGATTTCAACTGTTTCAATTATAAAAGAAAATAAATAATATTGATTTAATATTATTTATAAATTTTTATATAATTTATTCTATGTCAATTTCATATTTTGTTCTTATTTTCTTTTTAAAAATATCCAATTGTTCTTCCAATACATAATTGTCCGGCAACACCATTCGCAAGTTTAAACGATTGCCATCATCACACTTTTTATCAAATATTAAATGAGGTTTGTTACGTTCTTCTTTGATTGTTATATGTTTGGGGAATTCAACCACATCATCCGCATTGCCAGGATACATATTCTTCTCCAAATCATCAACTACTTTATTTGCCGAAGCAAGTTTTTCCAATAGCGAAATTTTATTAGATTTGCTTGACATCCATGGTTTATCCAATTTGGGATGTTTTTCAACCTTGAAAAAGCACCGTTGTTTGGTTTTTTCTTTGTCTAAATATTCATCATAATAAACTACATATTTTCTCATCATATCTTGAGTAATTCCGGCAGGCAAAGGTTTGGCACTATGTTTTCTCTCTCGTTTTGTACCTTCCTTTATCCCTTTGCAATTTTGTTCTTGTTCATTTCTAGTCGCAATGCGTAAATTTTCCATAGAGTTGTTTAACGGGTTTTGGTCAATATGATCAACGCTAATTTCTTTGGTTCCCTTACCGTTTCCGTGACAACCAGTAATTATTTGATGTATGTATAAATTAAGTGTACAACAAATATAGCCGTGTTGATGTTTGAAAAATGTCAATTTTTTTCCGTTATTTTGTAACCTTTCAAAGTCCAATATTTTTTTATAGGACTCATCACATAATATACACAATATATTCGGTTCACAATACATTACTAGTTGTTCCTTATTCTGTTTGTCGCGAATTTTCCACAGTGGATTTTTCAATACATGTGCATCGTTACCGAGTGTCCCAAAATGACCTTGAATATATTCAATCACTGTATATTTTTTTTGCATTTCAGCGTGATATTGGTGAAATATGTCTACATTCATACCTCGTAAGTCAAATTCATTGTTATTTTTAAAAGTATATCTAATGTTATCAGCATTGTACTGAAATAAAAATTCTAACAAGGAAAAGCGTTTATAATTATGTAAATATGAAGGATATTTGTCATCTTCATTTACAAACGCAAATTTTTTATCAAACCTGACAAATTTATTGAAACCGTCAAAATCTACATAGTATTTTTTCCCTGAAAAATCCAAAACACCGCAAAGGAGAGTAGTATCAACTGTCGTAATTGGCTTCATTGTTTTGTTGTTTAATTCAAACATAGCGAGCTCTTTCGTTTCAATTTTATTCTTAATCATATTATAATTAATATAGAATGATTTGTTTTTTAAGTAGTTTAAAATGGTAATTAATGTTTTTATACAACCCATTACGCTCAGTTGGAATACGCCAAGCCACCCATTCCACTCATCACACGTAAAACGTTATAATTCGTGGCGTACACACGCACCTTGGCAGTGTTAGTACCTTGGACGGTGGCGTTAGACAGAACCAGCTGAAGCGTGGCATTGTCAATACGCGAGAAGTTGCAAGAACCCGACGGCTGATGTTCTTCAGGGCGAAGAGCAAACGAGTACACGTTGATACCAGTGTCGGGGTTGCGGGTGTGGTGCTGGTAGGGCTGGACCAAGTCAAAGTAGGTACCTTCGCGTTCCGAGAAGCGGTCCTGGCCGTTAAGCTGGAGCTTGGCGGTAACGACGGGGTTTTCACCCCAGCAGTGCATATCAAGAGACGATTCAGCGAGCACAAAAGTGCCGGCGTCCGAGACACCCGAGTTAACCGCGGGACCTTCCGTCTGAGGACCGGGGTTAACGGCGCCCGAGTAACCAGCGCCAGACATACCCCCGACAATACCCAGACCATTGTCAAACCCGCCCTGAGCATTGTGAGACGTGCCAGCACCGTGACCACCGGCACCGTTGTAGTTCCACCACGAGGCAGCGGTAACATCAACGGATCCAGGGTCATTGAAGAGACCCGAACCATCAATGTACGAACCCGTCGTGGCCGCAACTGACTGCGCACCTCCGAAGGCATGGATGGCGTTGGGGAGGGCATCAATACCGTCCGTGTAGTTGAAGGGCTGGGCACCGAGCGTCTTGTAGAGCATGGTGTTGCAGTTGAGGGACGCGCAATAGTCCACGTTGCCATCAGGCTGCACGACCCAGATCAACTCCTTGCAAGGGTGATTGAGGTTCAACTTGATCTTGTTCGAGGACGATCCAACGGATTCATCACCCGTAAATTGGAGCTGCTCGATAAGATATTCATGGGGGTTCTGGGCCATACGACGGCGCTCATCCGTGTCTAAGAAGACGTAGTCCACGTAGAGGGAAGCAGCGACTAAAGACTGGTTGTAGGGGGTCACCGACTTGACGGACTGCTTCTGATTCGGGGAGCAGTCCAGGGTGTTGACGGCCCACAAGCATTCATCAATGGGGCGAATATCCAAGTTAATCTTGACTTCGTGGTATTGCAGGGCAATCAAGGGGAGCGCCAACCCGGGGTTGCGGCAGTACCAGAACTGAAAGGGGACATAGAGGGTCGTTTCCGGGAGAGCGTTACGGGGCTCGCACACCTGGACGGGGGCACCCGAGGCGCAAGGCCCATCAACGTTGGCGAAGGAAGGATCGCAGATAAAGGTGAGCTGGGTGGTGTTACCAACCATCTTGTAGTAACCACGTTGCTGTTCAGCCGACAACGTGAGCTGATTCCAGATATGCATCCAGTCACCATACTGGCGATCAATGCGCTGACCACCGATTTCCACTTCCACTTGAGAGATCATCTGCTCTCCGGGGAAATCAAGCCAGCGGGCCCAAACACCGGCATCGGCGGGGGCCTTCATGTTCTGGTTAATTTCAGGCAAGGTCACCTGTAAGTAGGTGCGGTAAGCTAAATCACCATTGCGGCTAATAGTACAAGTCACACGGCGACCAAAATCGGCTTGACCGTTAAAAGTCTGTTCAATGGATTCCATGGCAAAGTTTGTATGACGACGATACGTCACCTTCCAGAAGGTAATCTGGGGGTTACCAGTGAGGTAAACATCTTGAGCACCATAAGCGACGAGTTGCATTAAACCTCCTCCCATTGTTTTATAATATCCCTAAAGAAAAAAATTTTGAATTTTAATTTAATTAAATTAATTAAATGAATTCATTTAATTAAATTACACACAACTTGTTATATATAATTTAATTACAAATGTTCCAAGCGTATATATTTATTTTAATCCATTCATATTTGCTAGAATAAACTGTTGTAAATAAGAATCTAAATAAATCTCTTTTTCGCCCTCGTGTTTCTTATTAAAAATATACTTGTCGTCTTTCTTTACAATTGACCAACCGGTCTCTAAAGCATTGTATAAAAATTTCATTTTTTCCAAAGTAATATAATCTATATCATTATTGTCATTGGACTCTATATAAATATCCATTATCAATAGAGTAGAAAACATTAACTATATCTAAACATAAAAGTATATAGTAAATGTGCCATACGTTTTGCCATACTTTTTCTAAAAGTACATATTTTTTGCCATACGTTTTGCCATACTTTTTCTAAAAGTATATACTATTTCTAAAAGTACATATTTTTTGCCATACTTTTTCTAAAAGTACATATTTTTTGCCATACTTTTTCTAAAAGTACATATTTTTTGCCATACTTTTTCTAAAAGTATATACTTTTTCTAAAAGTATATATGTATAATCCATTAAATTTTGCTTAAATAAATAATATATATTTATATATATGGCTAGTGTATTCAAATCAACAAAAAAACTTTTAAACAGTACTAATGAAGGTATTACTTTGGACATTAAACATAAAGAAATGCTAAATAAATTTAGAATTGACTATACTGGTACCAAACCTGAATTAGAAAAAGAAAAGAAAATTCTATTATTGCGTCTAAAAAATACCAATTTATCTATTGATGAAAGAATTACGATTTGTGATGTGTTAAGTAACATAAAAATACAGTTAAAAAATATTAAAAAAGCGGAAAAAGACTATTTGCTAAATAACTCTCAGTATATATTTGAATATTTTGAAAATAAAAAAAACATCGCCGAATGTAAAAAAAAACCAACAATGTTGGAACATTTTTTTAATTCTAGAGAATCGCCTTCTATAGATGATATAAAAGTCAAGGAAATATCCTACTTAGATAAATATTTGACCAATATTAATGAATCATGCCTAGATATTAATAATTATACGATTCAATCCGATATATGTAAATTCTGTAGTAAAGGCGATTTAATTCCCTTGGATCACGAAGGCATTTTAATTTGCAATAATTGTTTCAAACATACGAAATATCTTATTGAAAATGAGAAACCGTCTTACAAAGAACCACCTAAAGAAGTGTGTTTTTATGCCTATAAAAGGATCAACCATTTTCGCGAAATTCTGGCGCAATTTCAAGCTAAAGAAACCACCCAAATCCCCGATGGAATTCTTGAAAACATTATTCAACAGGTGAAAAAAGAGCGTATCAGTTTATCACAACTGACGAATAAGCGAGCCAAAGATATTTTGAAGAAACTTGGTTACAATAAATATTATGAACATATTCCTTTTATCAAAGACAAGTTAGGTATTAAACCGCCTATTATGAGCGCGGAACTGGAAATTACGTTGTGTAATTTATTTATGGATATTCAAGCACCCTATGCGAAGTATTGTCCAGATTATCGGATTAACTTCCTAAACTATTACTATACCGTCTATAAATTGTGTGAACTTTTGGATCAACAACAGTTTTTACCCTATTTTCCCATGTTAAAAGATAGAGAAAAACGGATTGAACAAGATGTGATCTGGAAAAATATCTGCGATGAATTAGATTGGGAGTTCATACCCACGGTATAAATACTGGCGACTGTATATAAAAATATTCTGTAAGCAATATCTTTATATAAAAAACATCTGTGTAGCGTATAATTATTTACATCCTGGGGAAACCGACCAAGTTCGCACCAATACCGAAGCCGGCACCGGAACGAGCACTGACACCCATACTCGGCACATACGTATCCAAAATACTGAAGGTGGCCGCCGCGGTCAAGGCAATCAGCGCAATTTCGTCTAAATTCAGCGAACGCTTGGGAATGGCAAATGCAGCAATGGCTACCATTAAACCTTCCACTAAATATTTGATAGCACGTTTGACTAATTCACCAAAATCAATGCCGAATTCCATATTATATTAAATATAAAGAAAAAAATATTAATTTTTAGAGAGATATACATATAGTGTTAAATTAACTTAAAATATAATTATTTATTTAATTATAAACAACTATGAGTTCTCTAAATACTTCTACTTCTTCTTCTTCAACGTCTAATAATAATTTTGAAAAACAAACCCAATTGGACGGATCCCCCAATCCCAAATACGTAGATGTCTTAGAAGAAGACAAACCCATTGCTGGCCAAAAATTCTCCTGCCTGTCCTTCATTTCACCCGAAAAAATTATTAAAATGCGGGAATTATATGCGTTTGAACAATTTCTAAAGCAATGGGATTTAAGTAAATCGTTGGAATGTTATACCCATTTTCTCCATTTTCTTGCGTACAAGTATTCGCTAAACTTTGACGATTTAAATAAGGATTTTCAAGAATTCTGCAAAGATGAGAAAGATACACTCTGTACCAGTAAAGTTGTAGACGATTATAAGAATTTTGTAGATACCAATGAAGCCGAACTTGACAATCAATACAATACATTACACAAGTTTCAAACGAGCGTCCGGGGCGTAAAGATTCGGGGCTGTTATCCCACCCAAGAAGAAGCCGAGTTGCGCTGTAAATTGTTACGCGAAGTAGATCCGAACCATGATGTCTACGTGGGACCCGTGGGTATGTGGTTACCGTTTCACCCTGAATCCTACAAGACCGGGCGGGTGGAGTATTTGGAAGAAGAACTAAACCAGTTGATGCATGAGAAACGCAGCAACGAAAGTCACGCCAAGGTGGAATTTGACAAGCGCGTACGCGAGACCAAGGAGAAAGCGATGGAAGATAATAAGAAGAAAGCCATGGAAAGTGGGAATGTGCTCACCCAAACGATTAACGAAGCCGGCCAGCTAGTCAGTGTGAAAGATATGAATACGACCGAAAATAAAATGGATAAAACGATGGGTATTGCGGAATTACGCCGGGAATTGTTTGAAGGGGAAAATATCGTCATTGATAAAACATCGGATCGGGGCGTGAGCAAGATTAATGACTTGCGTAGTATGAGTATTGCGGAGTAAAAATTATTATAAAAAATAAAATTATTATAAAAAATTAAATTATTATAAAAAATAAAATTGATAAACAATAAAATATTATTTATTGTTTATATATATAAGACGCAAATAATGGCACCGAATAAAACCATCTGCACGTTACCTACGTGTGAGAAACGTATAACATTTATGGAAAAAACGATATGCGTGTGTAGCAAGTGTCATATGCAGTATTGTACGTTACATCGGTTAGCAGAGACCCACGACTGTAACCACAATTATAAAGAAGAACTTAATAAAGAACAATTTATTAAAGACAATAAATGTGTTGGAGAGAAAATGATTAAAATTTAACCTGGAAGTTTTTGCCAAAAGTGTCGCAAAAAAAAACATTCATCAGATAATAAATTTTTTATTTATTTTTCATTTTTATTTATTTTTCATTTTTATTTATTTTTCATTTTTATTTATTTTTTCATTTTTATTTATTTTTTCATTTTTATTTATTTTTTCATTTTTATTTATTTTTTCATTTTTATTTATTTTTTCATTTTTATTTATTTTTTCATTTTTATTTATTTTTTCATTTTTATTCGTCGTAATAATGTGCCTCGCCAATGGAGCGAAAGATTCGTTGCTGTGGTGATGGCGAACGCGATCGTCTTACACGATCGCCATATACTTGTGCACGGGGCTGTCTCTCTGAAAACAACCGTGTGTTTTGACTAGATGTATATTCCGACGCTGGCGGAGGTGTGGCAGCAATATCAGGCCATACTGGACGTGACTGAAATGGCAAAGGCGACGGCGGACACGCTTCTTCTGCTTCTTCTTCTGCATCTGATTCTTGATTGTAATTCTTTACGCATGTAATAATTCGGTCGCGGATTCGGTTCATGGCGTCAACAACACGCTCTTTGGATGAGCCCCAAAAGAGATACTGACAATGTTCTTTCTGAAACCAGATAAAATCAACAACGGTTTCGTGAATGGTCTTCTTCAAGAAGAAGCCGTCAAGCCCATTTACTTCATCTACAACGGCAATATTCGCAGGCGCGTCAAACTGGCCATAAATCATATTGGCTTTATACGGCAAGCGGAGCTGGAAATCCAATCTTTTAAATTGGTCGGGTACATGCTGTAAATTATTGGTAACGCTGCGTATTTCGTCTAACGCATGTGCCGTTTTTCGCAAATAATAGGGCTTGTGTGGCACGTGAAATTCGGGATTGGCGCATTCAAAACTCATTCTTTGACTTGATCTGACTGGTTTGGTTGACTCGGGTAATAATACTAACGATAAAATAGAAAAAGCATTTCAATTTTAAAACAACCTTTTAAAAAAAGGTTGGACCAAAAAACATTTTTGACAAAATACACTTTTGGCAAAAGTGTGGCAAAACCTCAAGATTAAATTATGTATAATTTTATGTATAATTTTAACAGGCGTACGCAAAATACGTCAGATTATGTTTTGGTCCAACCTTTTTTTAAAAGGTTGTGTGTGTTACCACTTAGATTTACGGACATTAATTTTTGGTCCGGCGCCTCGTTTCTTTGCGCTATTCGGGTCATAAGTCGCTTCTTCGTCGTCTGAGTTAAAATCTTTGGACAATTCCCAAAATTCTTTGGAACCTAATTTAAAGTCAGCGTGGTGTTCAGCTTTATACCAAAACACTTGGTCGTGGAGTTTATTAGACTTGGCATTATTATTTATGACTAAACATTCAAAATTTTCCGTACACTGATCCATGACTTGCGCAAAGGATTCAAATGTCGGAAACATCCCCGCATAATTCTCCCAAATCCGTTTCCGATTGGCAATATACGGCTCCCGTAAAATAAAAACGTAATCAATATTCGTCCGGAGATTCGGTGGTATACCTAAAGGATACTGCATCGTAATGATTAACATCACTTTCCAATGCCGCCCATTCATAAAGAGCAAGCGCATCATTTTATCCCGGGTCCACGTCGCATCGTACAAACAATCATCTAGAATGACAAACGCTCGTGGATCTATATTACATTTTTTATATTGGTCCATCTCTTTTTTCACTTGTTTCATGACGGTTTTTTGCCGTTTCAAGATGTTTTCAATAATGGCGGTATTATATTCGTCATGAATAAATAACTTGGGGACGTGGGAACTATAAAAGCCGTTCCCGGCTTCCGTCCCAGAGATGACCGTGCCAATCGGAATATCTTGGTGGTAAAACAGCAAATCGCGCACCAGGTAACTTTTACCGGTATCACGGCGGCCAATTAATACCACGACGGGCCCTTTATTTTCATCCGGTCTAAAACTAATATGTTTCATGTCAAATTTTTTTAATTCCAACGTCATTTATATTTAGAGTATTTTAAGATAAAAAGAAATTTTCTCTTCCGCACAACACTTTTGCCAAAAGTGTGGCAAAACTGAAAGTGTAAAATATCCAAGCGTACGCCTGTAAATTTATTCGGAGGTTTTGCCACACTTTTGCCAAAAGTGTTATTTTGGTCCAACCTTTTTCCAAAAGGTTGTGTGTTGAGTTAAAATACCATTATAATAAATATTTAACAGAATTAATGGAGTTCAGTTATAAAAAACACGATAATGAGAAGTTATTTAGTACTTTAGAGAAAACCAATTTGGGCATCAAACAGCTTCAAAATTATATTCCACTGTATGCCAAGTTTTTTCAATTGACTGATACCAACTGGAATACAATTAATTTAAACAATGCCTGTTATTTAAGCAATATCAACGGTTGTGAAACCACCAATATTGTCAATGGGGTCCTCAAACACGTAGATGCCAAACAAAAACTAAACAAAAAAGTGTTTTTCAAATACAGTCCGTTATTAGATCCGATCAAATATATCATCGGCAAATATGATGTAACGGACCCGACTTTATTGCAATTGCCATCCTTTCTAATTCCTGGCGCTGGGCAAGAGAAAACGAGAGATATGAATAATTCCGCTTATGTAGATAGTTTTTTCTCTTTTTTAACCAGTAATTTACTACACAAACATGGTTTTCTGAATGGGATTGATTTTTACGGTTCCTTTCTCTCTATTAAAGAGAATTACCCCGTAAATATTTATGATGATATTGAATATATTGATGAATTTACCTTTTTCCATAAACACCGGGATATTTTATTCACCGTAGATGAAAGCTACAAAGACATTGTCGGCAGCGACACGCGGAATTACAAGGAAAAACTAAATTTCACAAATAATGATGAAGTGCCTTTACAATTGTCGGATATTAGTGAATTAGTCTCTATGGATGTGGATGTGGGCATCTTGGTAAGTCAAGTGGAACATATCAATGTAACTAAGCCTGTTGTGGCGGCGGCTATACCTGATATGATTTATGAATGTAGTCTAGATGAGCATGTAAAGCGTGCTTCTGCTGGTGCTGCTGCATCTGCTTCTTCCGCATCCTCTTGTTCCTCCCGTTCTTCCATGTCATCTAAAAGTGATGGGGCTGATGATAACGTCGGAGCGATGGAGATGGATGAGGATGAGCGGGAGCACGACGACGATATGTCCGATGACGAAGACATGGACGACGATTATTCTACGCTCAATGGCGAAGAAGTCCTGGTCCGGATCAATGCATTTCCGGTGCAAACGATCGCGCTAGAATGTTGTGACGATACCTTGAATTCACTCATTGAAAACGACGAGGAACCGTTAACTGAAGATGAATGGGACTCTATTGTTTTGCAAATCTTAATGTCGTTGATTACCTTTCAAAACACCTTCCACCTCACCCACAACGATCTCCATTCCAATAATATTATGTACACTAGCACTGAGAAACAGTTTCTGTATTATAAAGTGGATGGGCTGCACTACAAAGTCCCGACCTTTGGCAAAATCTTTAAAATCATTGATTTTGGTCGCGCGATTTATAAATTCAAAGGCGAAGTAATGTGCAGCGACAGTTTTCACCCCAAAGGGGATGCCGCGACGCAATACAACTTCCCACCCTATTATAATCCCAAGAAACCGCTCATTGAACCGAATTTCAGTTTTGACTTGTGTCGGTTAAGCTGTTCTATTTACGATGAACTGGTAGAAGATATTAGTGTAGAGCATTTAGTGACCGCTCCCATTTTCCGAATTATGCTGGATTGGTGTAAAGACGACAAGGGCCGCAATATCATGTACAAGAAAAATGGTGATGAGCGGTACCCGGATTTCAAACTCTATAAAATGATTAGCCGAAAAGTGCATAACCATGTGCCGCTGCAGGTCTTACGCAATCCGTATTTTGACAAATACAAAGTCAGTAAGAAGAAGTTGGGCAAAGACAAAACCATTATTAATATTGATGATATACCGTGTTATATATAAGTATATGCCAATATAGGCCAGTATAGGCCTGTAAAATATTACCGAACCGATTTAAAGCGATGTGCCTCTCTCTATATAATACTATAAATAATACCATAACATGCTTGCTATCTTATTATTGCTTTCTCTCTCCTTGGCACGCGTCGAGACCCTCACCATTGAATTAAAGAAAGATAATTTCGTCAGCTTGCGCGAAATCATTGATCAAGACACGTCTTCGCGTTTGTTAGCCAAACTCCATACCATTGAAGCGAAACATGACACCCTTTATCTTTATATTAATTCGCCCGGCGGTGATGTGATGGCGGGGTTTGAAATCATCAACTATATTAAGAGCTTACAAGCCCGGTCCAAGCAAGTGATCTGTATTGCCCATAACGCCATGTCTATGGCCTTTGCCATTTTTCAATATTGTTCCCAGCGGTATATCTTGTATGCGTCTACCTTAATGCAACACCAAATGTCTCTGCAAGTCAAGGGGAAATTATACGATATCAATTCACGCATGCAATATCTCAATGGCCTTGAACGCAAGCTAAATCTGGACCAAGCCACCCGTTTAAATATGACCGTAGAGAATTTTACCCGCTTAATTCAAAATGATTGGTGGTTATACGCGGAGGATATTCTGCAGCAGAAAGCCGCTGACCAGTTGGTGGCATTGTCGTGTGCGTTTGAGCCGTATGAAGAAAATCTCGTTATTCAGACGCTCTTTGGGGATGTACAAGTGAAATATGCTGCGTGCCCGTTAATCAATTATCCGCTCCAAGTGGTATATCCTAGTCTACAATTGTCCGAACAGCATAAAATGGAATTTATGAACAAGCATGTGCATTTTATGAAAGCCGCTAACCATGTTTAGAGCAGAAACCGTTTGCCATCGGCCATGCCTTGTTCCACGAGTTTTGCTCTCGCGTCGGCGGTGCTGATGGCGTGTAGCCACTGGGCGAAACCTGCTAAACCGTCCACTCTACACTGGACAATATTTTTTATCGGGGCCTGTTGGTCTTCGGTACAAATCTCGCATTGCATTTTCTTGGTAAGAAAAACCATATAATCAATAATTGTAGAATCGGGGGTGACCTTTTCGTGGGTTTCAATCCACATATGTTTAAACGCCAGTACCTCTGTTTCCTTACACCCCGTCTGTGCCAAGCAATCATTCAGCGGAAAATTATTTAACAACCCCCCGTCAATAAAACAATCCTCATCTATACAAACCGGTGTAAAGGCCAAGGGATACGACATACTCATACACAAGGCTTTAATCACTGAGAGAGTGGGGTGCGTTGTATGAGATAAATCCACTTTAGTCAACCGCCTAGAATTGATATTTGTAGTATACAAATGAATATCAATATGATTAAACGCGTAGAGTTCTTGCAATGTACATTGCTCCGGTAAATCTTTGGCTTCTAGTAAAGGTTTCAAGGATTCTAATACTATCTTTTCCCCCAGTAAGCCCTTCTGCTCATAGGCCGCCCAAAAGCTCTGGGCGGTAAACGCAAAGACCTTTTCCCAGGGTCGTTTCAGAATATAATCGTCTAACCACGTCCATTCGTACCCCAATGAAACCACCACGGCTAGATAGGCGCCAATAGAACACCCATACATGCTTTGAATATCTGGCAAAGACCACACGTTTGCGTTCGCTAATGCTTTTACTGCCCCGTACGTGATCAAACCGGCCGGCCCGCCTCCACTGAAGACGAGGTGTTTTATTGTTGTCTGTGTGTCTTCTACCAGGTTTGCCTCTACTACCAGGTTTGCCTCTACTACCAGGTTTGCCTCTACTACCAGGTTTGCCTCTACTACCAGGTTTGCCTCTACTACCAAGTTTGCCATATAAATAGGTTAAGTATGTATATTTTTAAATATATATAAACTGTAATGGATACCATTTTTACGTTAGGTGACGAACAAGATGAACAAATTAAACTGAATTTAGATGATTTATATGAGAGAAAACAACAGCACGATTTAAATACATTAGCGACCTATAATAAAATACTCAACCGTATTCATAATAAAATTAAAACGGTTTCGCGACAACATATCATTGACCAACATTGTTGGTATACGATTCCCGAAATGATTATTGGTATTCCCCGTTATGACCACGGGGCGTGTACCGCCTATATTATTCACAAATTACAAGAAAATGGGTTTGTGGTGCATTATACACACCCGAATTTAGTCTTTATTTCGTGGAAACATTGGGTGCCGAGTTATGTGCGGGCAGAAATAAAGAAAAAAACGGGCGTGGTCGTAGACGGTAACGGCAAACCCGTGGAGAAGGGCGAGAATGGTGGCGGGCCTGTCGTAGATACGAGCAACCCCAATGAATTGATGTTTCACCGGGCGGGGGCGAATGGCGGCGAACAAAAGATCGGCAAAGAATACAAGGCGATTACGTCCTATAAACCCAGTGGCTTAATATACAATGAAAGTCTGTTAAGGAAAATAGAGGATAAAATACACACTTTTTAGACACTTTTTAGGAAAAAGTGTGGCAAAAAATTTACGGTTGTAAGCGGCGTAATGCAAGTGCAAGTGTAACGGGCGCATGTGTAACGGACGCAAGTGCATGTGCAACGGGCGCATGTGCATGTGCAACGGGGGGGTGTAAAACGACATGTGGCATATATTTCAAGAAAAAAATATGTCCCTATATTAAATGTTAATTATCTGTGAGCCTAGATTCCATGATTTGGCTGAAGCGAATGAAGACTCTTTTTTACTACTAATTGAGCTTGATAATCAATCCGATTTACGTACAGAAATCGTCACCATTTTATCGGATTTATTCCCCGATAAAGTCGGCGATATTGAATCCGTTGGCGATAGTATATATGGCATATCCATATTTGATATGGATGATATTGACCAGGAACTGCAAATATTCACGGAATATAATGCGCAAAAACACAATTTTGAAGTGAGACATGAGGGCAAAACGTTTAATACGACACTTACCTTGTTCACATTTATTATTGATAGGCCAGAACCCATGCCCAAAAATGTCAAATTAACCGCCGAACAAGTGAAATTTTTACAAGACTCTATCCATACGGATTTAACCGGCCTGCACAATTTAAATAATCTCATGCTACCAAATGGCGATTTAAGTGCTGTTAATTTTAGCGGTTCCGTTATTAATAATTCTATTTTTAGTGATACATTTTTTATAGCTTCTCAATTTACGGATACCGTCATAAATAATAGCGATTTTAATATGACCGATATGCGGTATGCTGATTTTGGTGTCGCTGCGTTAACAAACGTAGATTTCACTAATGCGGATTTAAGATATGTGCAATTTACCGGCGCCACGTTAAAGAATGTAACATTTACCGGGGCGGATTTACGGTATGCCGATTTCGCCGGCGCCTCCATAAAGGGCAAGTGTATTTTTACCGGGGCCACCTTTGTAAATCTCTCTGCAGTGTTATCCAATATAGATGAAGCGCCTCCCAACATCTTTAAGGATGCAATAGACATGGAAGAGGAAGAGGCTGAAGAAGAATACGAAGGCGCAAATTATGACGATTCGGAAGAATTACCTTATTTATTAGAACATAAACAAATTTTTTCGTCCGCGGATGTGAAAGCTGGACAAATCCCTAAAGAGGATGACGATGACGATGACGATGACGATATGTTTGCCAATACAAACCCCCCCCTTTGTGCTGATGTGATCAACGGCACTGATATTAATATCCAAGCCTACTTAGAGCGAAACGACGCAAATTTCAGCGTACAGTTACCCAATAGTGATAAATATGAATGTGTTAATTTAAATGATATTAAGCGGTTTCATATCAAAAGCGATAAAGCCGGGACAAAATATTTTAATTACGTTTATGCATGTAACAGCGATAAGCCAGAGTTCGCATTTACCGAAGGGGATTATATACGTGCCCGGCCCTATATACGGATTGGTTCTTTCAGCCTCTTGGTGGAAAAACCCGACTGGTTTCCGCAAGCGGAATATCCCATATATCGGAAATTCAAACTCGTAAATGCTGGTACGAAACCCGCTTTTTTGAGCGAAACAATGCTTCGGCGCGGTGAACAGGGCGATGCCGATTATATATCCAGTGAATGGCATTGCAATGCGGGGAAGATGGAGACCTATAAATTAGAGCCGATTATGGAAGGAGGGCGAAAAAATAAAAAAGTTAAACGCTCTAGGAAAACCCATAAAAAAAGCATGCGTAAAATAAGCATAAATAAAATAAGCATGAAAAAAATAAAGAAGAAGACACGGATGCATAACAAGAAAAAGACACAAAAGAATAATTTAAAAAAGAAAAGGACCCGTAAATTATAACACAATAAAAGTGTATAATAAAAGTAAATTATAACACAATAAAAGTGTATAATAAAAGTAAATTATAACACAATAAAAGTATATAAATACCTTCAACACTATCATAGTATAAAATGGACTTTAGTCAAAACGTAGCGTTTATTGAGAAGATTGACAAGTGTGTGACAGAAGTGAGAAAAGATGGCAAATTGGATAAGAACGATATTCCCGTGATTGTACTTTTAGTGACGGAATTGATTATGACCTCTAATACGGTTGGTAAAATCGCGCCCACGACGGAACAACTTGCCGCGAGTATTGATAGTTTATACAATTATATTATGTCACATTATAATTTGTTCCCGGAGGATGAGTCGCAAAAGGTGGCCTTTAAGATCATGTTTGATACGTGCGTAAAGTTGGCGCTTTTTCAACCCACTATTAATAAAGGTGCGAAGTCACTGTTCGCGTGTTTTGGTCGGGGCAAGTAAATAAAAACACAAACACCATTTTATAAATATATATTTTCTCAAAAGTATATATTTTTCTCAAAAGTATATTTTTGTATCAAAAGTATATATATAATGAACTCCTTATTTTTCCCGTCTATTCTTATTACCTTATTATTCTTTCTCTCTGGTTTTAACAAGATAAGGGAATTTAGTGAAGTAGCAAAAGGGTTAACTAAGAAAACGAGGCTACCGTTGCTACTGAGTAAATTTGCCATTGTCATGGTTATACTCTTAGAAATCATAGCCCCGTTTATAATAACTGTATCAGCCTATTATCCATCTGCTAGCATTAAAATGTATGCAAAAATATCCACACTGGGCTTAATTGTATTCACAGTATTAGCGACGTTAATATATCACTTTCCACCTTACGGTGCAAACGTTTATTCGTTCATGTCCAATCTCTCTACAATTGGAGGCTTACTGTTGCTTTATAATTATTATTAGTATATTTTCCCAAAACCCCGTTTCACTCGCATTTTTTTTCTAAAAAATACGTTTTTAATCGCACTTTTTTGCTACACTTTTTTCTAAAAATACGTTTTTAATCGCACTTTTTTGCTACACTTTTTTCTAAAAATACGTTTTTAATCGCACTTTTT